GTTTCAAGGCACACATCTATGGGACAGGCTCTGCTGGGCCAAAGAGAACCTTGAGGGTGTGCAGTCAGACTATCGTGTCGTGTATGAAGACAAGGTAGACGAGTGCGCCAAGATACTGGTGCCAGATCCCAACTGGATGGCTTGTGCGCTACAGGGTGGCATCCTGCCGCCGGTAGAGGTGTATTGGGAGCTTGCCAAGGACGAGGCCGAAGAGGGCTTTACCAAGCACACTCGTGGCTACCTGTTGCACAACACCAAGCCTGTCGATGCAATGACCGAAGAACAGGCTATTGAGTATCTGATCATGAAAGACGTGCCGCAATCCGTGTGGCGTGACTATGATAGCGGCAACAAGCCCAAGATGTTAATCTGTCGAAAGGAACAGCTTCCAGCGACTCGTGAGTGGCGCAATGCTTGGAAGATTAGTGAAGATCTAGCCACTGATGAAACTGTAGCCGCATAAGGAGCAACCTGATGGCAACAACATATATCGTAGACAAGGACGGGAACCAGATTGACGCTTCCACGGCTACCGTTCCATCTGACCGTCACTTTCGTGGTGCGTGGTCTCTGTCCGGAAGCGTCATCTCTGAAGACATGACGAAGGCTAAAGAAATCTTCAAGGACAAAATCCGTGAAGTACGCACCCCACTGCTTGCAGCAGAGGACGTGGTATACATGAAGGCACTTGAGGCTGACGATGCGTCTGCCAAGACTGCCTCAGTAGCTAAGAAGACTGCCCTGCGTGATGCACCAGCGGCATCTGCAATCACCAACGCTGCTGACATTGCAGCACTCAAGGCAGCTTGGGATACATCTGTGCTGGGCGACAGCCCATACGCATAAGGAACATAGGCAATGGCATTAACTAAGGTTGGCAAAGAAGGCATTACTGGCATTTCCAATTCTAGTGATGCCACCGCTATTACTATTAACTCGTCAGAAAATGTGGGCATTGGGACGAGCAGCCCTGTAAGCCAACTGACACTGGCTAAAACCAGCGACCTTGTGTTCACGCAGAACGGTTACGGCATTGCTTGGGGTGGCAATAACGGCAGTCCAAGAATTTTCGGCACATCCGGTGGTGCTTTGACGTTCAAGCACGGTGGCGGTTCTGAGGGAATGAGGTTCGTCAATCAAAATGGCGGCGATTTGAATTTCGGTAGTATGGATACCTTCAGTTTTACAAACACTGAAACCCAAGTTAACAAATTCCAAATTAACAGCGGACGTGACAATACGGCGGCCAGAACCCACATGGCGTTTGGCAATCCTAACGGTCAAGTAGGTGGCATCACAACAAACGGCTCTGCGACAGCTTTTAACACATCGTCAGACTATCGCCTCAAGGACGGCATCGTGGACATGACCGGCGCAATTGACCGTGTTAAGGCGCTTGCCCCCAAGCGGTTCCAGTTTATAGCAGACGCCGACACAACGGTTGACGGCTTCCTTGCTCACGAGGCGCAAGCAGTCGTGCCGGAGGCTGTAACTGGCACTAAGGATGAAGTCGATGATGACGGCAACGCGGTCATGCAGGGCATCGACCAATCTAAGCTGGTGCCTCTGTTGACCGCAGCCCTGAAGGAAAGCATCGCCAAGATTGAAACGCTTGAGGCTCGTGTCAAAACACTAGAGGACGCATAATGCCCTACATAGGTAAATCTCCAGAGTTTGGCGTCCGCAACCGCTTCGTGTACCAAGCCACGGCGGGGCAAACGAGTTTCAGCGGATCTGACTCCGACTCCTTAGTGCTGTCCTACTCTGACAGCCTATACATGGATGTTTACCAGAACGGTGTGCTGCTGAAACCCGGTACGGACTACACAGCCACAACGGGTACGACTGTTGTGCTTGTCACTGGGGCCAGCCTGAATGACGTAGTTGAGATGGTGGTCTACGATGTGTTCGCCGTTAACAACAGCTACACCAAGACGGATTCCGACACGCGATATCCCTTCAAGGGCAACAACAGCATCATCCGCCTGAACGGCCAGACCATCAGCGCAGACATCACGATTGACAGCGACGAGAACGGTGTGTCGGCAGGGCCGATTACGCAGAGTGCTACCGTCACTGTTAACGGATACTGGAGCATCGTATGACCAGCCAACTTAACGTAGATACCATTGTAGACAAGGCTGGCTCTGGTGGCACGAATGTTAAGGTTGCCAACAACGCTGTCGCTGTTGCTGAAGGTGGGAGTGCAACAACTAATGTTGTGCAGGGGCTGGCGAAGGCGTGGAGCAAGTTGAATGGCACTGGAACCATCAGCTTGTATGACTCTTTTAATATTTCTTCCGTTACAGACAATGGCACTGGCGATTATACGCATACAATGACATCAGCGATGTCCAACGCCAACTACTCTCACGTTTTTACTGCTAGAACTTATTTTGCTGTGTTTAAAGATGGTCAGACACCAACTACAACCACCTACCGCATAAGTCACATTTTTAACAATGGGTCTGATGGTGCTTTTGGTTCGTCAGACGGAAACTATATCTCCGCAAATATCACAGGAGACCTCGCGTAATGGCAAGCATACTTAAAGTAGATAGCATGCAGGGTGTAACCAGCGCAGGTGATATCACGATTACCGGCGAAGGTACGGCTACGATGCGGTTGCAGCAGGGGCTGACAAAAATGTGGGTTGCCGCTTTTACAGACGCACAGCCATTTGACTCGTTCAACACGGCATCAGGAACGGACAATGGAACCGGCGACTACACCTATGCCTTTACCAACGTAATGAGCAATGACGACTACTCAATTACCGCTTGCGCTTCTTATGCAGCTATCTTGTCGTTTGACGAACCTGAAAGAGCAGCCTCAAGTTATAACGTCAGGATTTTTGCTAGGACTGATAGCTTGACTAATGACAATGCTAGAAACAATCAGGCAATTCATGGAGACCTCGCATAATGGCTAGTGAACTGCGAGTAAACACCCTGAAGGATGCCAGCGGGAACAACAGCGTGGCTACGTCGGTTGTGTCTAACGGCACGGCAAAGGCATATGTAAGTTTTACCTGTTCTAGTAGCACAGCAATACACGGGAGCTTCAACATTGCATCTCTTAGTGATGATGGTTCTGGGCATACGCATGTAAACTACACCAGTAGTATGAACAACGATGATTATTCTGTTGGTTCTGCTTGCGGCAACACATCAGAGGGAGTTTTCAACAGGGGAACTTGTTGTAACGCTTATGCCACAGGAAGTTATGAACAATTTACTTTCGCTTCAAACAGCGATGGAGCAGCGGACTTGTCTCAAGTCAGCAGTAACACATTCGGAGACCTCGCATGAGCAAGGCAGCAGAACTCGCCGCACTGATTGGTTCGCAGACGGCGTTGTCGAACAGGAACCTGATTATCAACGGTGCGATGCAGGTGGCGCAGCGGGGGACGAGTGATAGTGCTGCCGCTGCTAACAGTTTTATTGTTGACAGATTTATGTTCAGCAAGTCTGGCGTAGATAACCTCGTTGTAACTACGTCGCAATCTACTGATAGCCCTGATGGGTTTTCAAATTCATATAAGATTGAAGCCACAACCGCAGAATCTGCGCTAGGTGCAAATGACCTTGCCTATGTAAGAACAAAACTAGAAGCACAAAATCTTCAGCATCTAAACTACGGAACATCCGCAGCACAGAAAGTAACAGCCTCATTTTGGGTAAAGGCATCTTCCGCCGGTCAGTATACTTTAACTTTGTTCCAAGATGACGGCTCTGACCTTGTCAACAAAACATATTCTGTAAGTTCCACGAACACATGGGAATACAAAACCATCACTTTCCCAGAACATACTACAACAGCAATCGCAAACGATAACGGGTTCGGACTGTCTTTGAACTGGATTATTCTGGCGGGAACAGACTTTACGTCAGACAGTGGCGCACAAGGTGCTTGGGATGACACTTATGCCAACGCAAAATTTGCAAACGGTCATACTGTAACAAGCCCGTTTATGACGACAAATGGTACGTTTCAAATCACCGGAGTGCAGATGGAACTTGGCGAACAAGAGACGCCGTTTGAGCATCGGTCGTTTGGCGATGAGTTGCAGAGGTGTCAGAGGTATTATCAGTCTTTGAATGAGCATCCTTTGCGGGGTACAGCCTCAAGTGGCACTAGCCTAAATAGGCTGGCGGCTGTGTTGCCTGTGATTATGAGGGTCGCACCAACAGTAACTTTCAGCGGAACCTGTCAGTGGTACGACGGCGCAAGCACTGGAACCATAACATCTGTTAGCAATACTTATTCAGAGCCGCACTCTGTGGAAGTTGACGCCACTGTTGCGTCAGGTACTACAGCACAAAGCAAACCGATATGTATATACAATGACGGTAAAGACGGCACATTTAAGATGGATGCGGAGTTGTAGATATGAACGAAATGAATATTACAAGCGCACAGTATTTCGTGAATTTTTCAGGTCAAAATGCAGGAATTAAATGCGTCATTGATGGCGAAACATTGTCTGTACCTCTCGCCCCCGGCAACCGCCACTACGACGAAATCCAAAAGCAAGTTGCATCGGGTGACTTGACCATTGCGGACGCTGACTGATGTTTGCGACTGCCGCCTTTGCACAAGAGCCTTTTGCTGCCACGCAAGGCATTGTAAGGACCGGCGTAAGTTCGCTTTCTTTTAACGCCACACAGACGACGGCAGGCATACATATAGCTTCTGGCTCGTCAGAGATGACAGGCATAAGCAGTCAGGCATCAGTGGCAAGCGGTATCATGGTAGGTGTGCCGGGTAACCTTAGTACCAACCTGACGCAGACATCGGCGGGCACACGAATAAGACTTGCAACCACTGGCACATTAAGCAGCAACCTGACGCAAAGCACCGTTGGAACACGAATTGCTAGTGGGTCTTCTGATATTGAGTTCTTGGTGGTACAATCCACAAGCGGTGATATTAAGTTCGTGGAAGTTAACGCCGGGGAGACTGCCGAGACGTGGACAGAGATCACCCATACTGGTGATACTTGGACCGAGATCAATGCTGGCAGCACGGCAGAAACATGGACAGAAGTGGTGAACTAAATGGCATCTTCATACACAGCTAATATAGGCATTGAGAAACCCGGATCTGGTGAACAGGCGGGTACTTGGGGTACGACCACCAATGCGAACTTCGACATCATTGATCGTGCCATCAACGGTGTTCTGTCTCTGTCTCTGTCGGGTACAACGACCACACTGACCACCACGGACGGGACGTTGTCTGACGGCGGTCACAAGGTTCTGGTGCTTGCTGGATCTCCATCCGGCACTAACACGATTACCATCAGCCCGAATGATCAAGACAAGGTGTATTTGGTCAAGAACGGTTCTGGTCAGACGGCCACCTTTACACAAGGCTCTGGCAGCGACGTATCTATTCTAAACGGCGAGACGGCGTGGATTTTCGCTGACGGTGCTGGCAGTGGCGCGGCGGTGCAAAAAGCCAGCTTCATACCGGAAGTAGCTGATGATACCACGCCGCAGCTTGGTGGTGTACTTGCTACCAACGGCAACAACATTGAGTTTCCAGATAGCTCCGGCGCAGAGGTTAACAGACTGAAGTTTGGTGCCGGTGATGATGTTTCTGTGTATTGGGATGGCACAGACGGTCACATCACCACGTTAGGCACGTTGAACATTGACGGTGCTGATGGTCACGAAATGGCAAAGTTTGTCGATGGCGGTGCTGCCGAACTTTATCACAATGACAGCAAAAAGATTGAGACCACATCAGCGGGTGTTGATGTTACCGGCACGGTACAAGGTGATTCGTTCACGCTAGACAATAGCTCTAACGACTGGGTGTTCTCTGTCTCGTCTAACAAACTTGTCATTTCATATGCAGGCACTGCCAAGATGGAGTTAGATACCAGTGGCAACCTCAAGGTCACAGGCGACGTGACAGCCTTCGGCAGCATATAGGAGGTATAAATGGGTGTTGATGGTGGCGCAGGAAACGCGATCTCGCTTTCTGAAGTTCAGACCTTCTACGGCGGATCGAATCCTATATCCATGTCAGAGTATTATCGCGGTGGATCAGAGGTTCCTTCCACGGCCACTGTAGTGGCATCCAATTCTGACAGCGGAACCACGAGTGCAACAAGCGGTAGCGTTGCAGCGGTAGTTTCAAACGACAGCACAAGCAGCACAATCACAGGTGCTGGCGCTGTGAGCTTTACGATTGACACTGGATCTGCCGGAGGATCAACCGTCACAATATCTTTAACCAATAATAACGCGGGTGAAGGACAAGCTACTTTGTTTCGTGGTGGTAGTCAGATACTGGCTACGGTTGGTTCGACGGTTACGGCAACTGTGAATGATGGTGACTCTTTGACTATGTCGGGGTCAGGAAATGCAAATCCTGTTTTTAGTTATCCTAGACTGACACGGGTTTATGACATGACGCTCACAAACAACACGGGGCAGACGCTCAACCTGACATCTTCGCCGTGGGGAAACGACAGCACCTTCACAAATGGCGAAGTCAAAACCGCAGACAATCAGTCATCTAACTCTTGGTCGTGGTCGCACCCAGCGGTAACCGGCACATTCAATACAAATGTTCCCGCCTCTGGTACGATCAACATGAATATTTTTAACGCACCCGGCACACCGGGGGCTTAGAGACAGACATGCCACTGACAAAATTACAATTCCGTCCCGGCATAAATCAAGAGGTCACGTCGTATTCTAACGAAGGTGGCTGGCGTGATTGTGACAAGATACGGTTTCGGTTTGGATACCCGGAAAAGCTGGGCGGATGGGAGAAGTTTAGCTCGTCCACCTATCTCGGTTCCGCTCGTGCGCTGCATAACTGGATCGCACTTGACGGGTCGAACTACCTTGGCATCGGCACGCATCTGAAATACTACATCGAAGAGGGTGGATCGTTTAACGACATCACGCCTATACGACTGACCACGGGGTCCGGCGATGTAACTTTTGCAGCTACAAATGGCAGCGCAACGATCACCGTTACAGAAGCGGGGCATGGCGCTGTCGAAAATGATTTCGTTACATTTTCTGGCGCGGCGTCTTTAGGTGGTCTGATCACTGCCGCAGTCTTGAACATAGAATATCAGATCGTCAGCATCGTCAACGCCAACAGTTATACCATCACTGCCAGTGTCGCGGCCAACTCGTCCGACACAGGTAATGGTGGATCAAGCACCGTTGGCACATATCAGATCAACGTCGGTCTGGACTCGACTGTCGGTGGCACAGGCTGGGGTGCGGGTTTGTACGGTGGTGTAGCGGCAGGCGCACTTGAAACCACGATCAACGAGGGCGGCACGTTCTCTGACTCTGATACAACACTTACGGTTACCAGCGGTACAGGCATAGCCAACAACGATCTGATCCTGATTGACAATGAAATACTGAAAGTCACCAACGTATCGACTAATGACCTGACCGTGACACGGGCGCAGTCTGGCACAGAAGCATCGACACATGCTGACGGCGCTACCGTGACGCTGATATCTGGCAATGCA